TCAACCCATGCCCTTTCGTAGGCACCTCGCCTCGAGGGAGAGCATACACGAAAACCATGAGAATAAAACAACAAAATTACATCAAAGAAAGTCTAATGACGATCATGTGTAATCCGTTGTCTACCCAAACGGTATCGGGCATGTTTGATAGTTATGATCTATGGTTAAAAGACGTGGCAAAGAATGAGGGTACAGCCAAGGCACTTGAAGTCGCCAAAGCTGTGGCTCTCATTGCTTTGAACGTAACAGTTAACGCACCGATAACCCCCGTTCCATTCCGAAAATCCAATAAGAAAGGAATACCAAAGGTTTTAAACCCTTTGATGCCCTATCTTACTGGAAATCCAGAGGAAAAGAGATTAGGGCTTACAATAGTTAATACCTACAAAAGGTACTACCTACCACCAAGTCCTGATACGGAGGCCATTACTAGCCCCGGACCAGATCCTTGAGGTGTTATAGATAAGGGTGAATTTTCCTCTTTTCTACAACACTGAAAGCTCTCTTTAACTATCCCCAAAATAGTACCCGGACGATGGTTAGAAAGTGGTAAGAAGAGCGGTCCAAATGGACCCGCTCTCCTCACTGCTCATCTAGACGCTGTCGCTATTATACAGGCAAACTTGTGGGATGACTTGATGACCTTTAGTCGCTATACAGCAACTTCTGGAAAACTCGCCATTGTCACAAGACTTACTGAGTATGATGGTGACTACGTCCCTAGGCCTTCCAAACTGGCTCACTTAAGTGAACCAGGTGGGAAGACTAGGACTATCGCAATCGGAGACTACTTTTCACAACTTGTCCTGAAACCCTTCCATGATCAACTCATGGAGATCCTTAGGTCACTGAAGACAGATGGAACTTGAAACCAAGATGATGCTGCTATGCGTGTAAAAGCCACAGCAACTCACCCTTGCTTCTCCTTCGATCTGTCCAAAGCGACTGACCGTTTCCCCGCTGAGTTAACTAGACATACCCTCACGCTAATTTTGGGTGAGGAATTATCTAGAACATGGATGAATATCATGACAAACCGTGATTTCTCAGATAACAAACACGTGGTAAGATATGGTGTAGGGCAGCCTATGGGATTTTACTCCTCATGGGCCGCTTTCGCCTTCTCTCATCACGCGCTCATCAGATACCTCGCATGATTAAAAGGTTTTAGGACCTTCGAGTCGTATGAGATACTTGGTGACGATGTTGTTATATGAGAACGTGAGGTGGCGTTGTCCTACCAGTCTACGATGAAACAACTTGGAGTTGAAATCAATCTCTCCAAATCTCTTCAAAGTGATGATAACAATCTCCGAATAGAATTTGCCAAGAGGCTCTTTCTAAACGGGGTTGAGATCACCCCGGTAGGATACAAATTACTTAAAATTTGTGACAGTCTTTACAGTCTGCCACTCTTGATAAGTGATTTGAAACGAAAGGGATGAGTATCGACAGCCGACGGCTACGATTTGATCCCCGGGAGCCATAAACCTAAAACTTTATGACTCCTCTTCCTCTTATCAAAAGG